AATACCGCGGGCTGTTCGGGTACGGACTGGCAACTTACGGCACACCGCTCCTGGTCGAGGCGGCCAAGGCGGACATCTATCCGCTCAGGTTCCCACCGATGGACCGCGACAATTACGTCACGATCACGCTGCGGGAATGCCAGTATTGGCCGACCCGGAACAGTAACTTGACCGAATGGCGCAAGACCGCGGAAGCGATGCGAGAGCGCGGTTATGACGTGGTCGTGGTTCGGGACACGAACAACGCAGACGAGCCGTTCTTTGACTTCGAGACGGATCCGGAAGCGTCGCGGGATTTGATGCGGCGAGCGGCGCTGTATGCCGGCGCTGACATGAACTTCGCGATTGCGAACGGGCCTGCGGTGATGTGCCTGTTCATGGGTGCGCCTCTGCTGATGGTCAAGCTGACCTCGCCGAACGCGCCATGCACCAACGAAAAATTCTGGTCCGAAAGCGGGTTCGAGCCCGGCGCGAAATGGCCGAACGCCAAGCGCCGGCAAGCCCTCGAATGGATCGACGAGACGTCCGAGGGCGTGGTTGCCGCGGCTGACCGCATGATGACCAGGCCATCGGATTTGACGGTTCTTCTGAACCAACTAGAGGAGTTTAAATGTCAGACGCCGACGCCCTGAGCCCTCCCACTGAGGAGCCTGCAAAGGGATTGGATGCGATTCTAGAGGGTGCGCTGAGCGGATTTGGTGAGGAACCGAAGACCGAGGCCCCGGAAGACCAACCAGTTTCAGACGGCCGCGCCCGCGATGATAAGGGCCGGTTCGTCGCCAAAGATACGCAGCCGGAGCCCTCCGAGACAGAGCCAGCGAAGGCCGCGACTGCCGAAACCACACCAGCCGCTGAACCTCCTGTGGAGCCTATTCAGCCGCATGCGCGATGGGATGAGGCACTGAAGGCCCAATTTGCAACGTGGCCGCGTGACGTCCAACAGGCGTTTCTCGACCGTCACAGCGCATTTGAGGGCGACTACACGCGGAAGACCCAAGAGCTGGCCGAGCAACGCAGAGGCGTTGAGCCGCTGGTTCAGGAAGTCGGGAAGTGGACGAATTACCTGACGCAACTTGGCATGAGGCCCGAACAGGCTTTCAGCCAAATGCTGACCACGGAATTCACGCTCCGCACCGGAACACCTGAGCAGAAGGCGAACGCGCTCGCTTATCTGGCCCAACTCTACGGGGTTCAGCTTCCGTCCTCACAAGGCGGGGAAGGGCAGGCGAGGCCTGCGGTTGACCCGTCCGTCACGCAATTGCACCAGACCGTTTCTGGTCTCCAGTCCCAATTGCAGCAGTACAAGCAGCAGCGAGAAGCTGACGAGTATCAGCGCGCGCAAGCCGAGTTCAACGCCTTCGGCCAGACCAAGGATGCCACTGGTAATCCACGATACCCGCATTTCGATCGGGTCAAGGATACCATTATCCAGTTGGTCGCGAATGGACACGCCGAAACATGGGAAACTGCTTACGACCGTGCGGTTCGTCTTGATGACGATCTGTACCGGCAAACCGTGGAAGCCGAGCGCGCCCGCGTCGCGGCTGAAGCGGAGAAGCAGCGTCAGGCGGCTGTCGAGAAGGCCAAGAAAGCGGCTGCCGTCCGGACCTCGGACGGAGCGCCCGCGGGTGGCGTCAAGCTGACGGGCCTCGATGCTGTTCTGAATGCTGCACTCGACAAGGCTGGTATCCAGTAACGAGACGGTGCCCATCGGAAAGGGCGCCTTAAATGGCTTCTCCCAACTCGTCCTTTACGGACATCATCACCACGACCCTCCAGGGCTATTCTGGAGAGCTCGCCGACAACATCACCAACCACAATGCCCTTTGGCGTCAGATCAAGAAAAAGGGCAACATGCAGACGGCCACCGGCCGCACGATCGTCCAGGAAATCGAGTACGCACAGAACGGCAACGTGATGTGGTATTCGGGCGCTGAGACCCTGGACATCGGCGCGTCCGAGACCTTCACGGCTGCCGAGTACAACTACAAGCAGCTCGCGGGCAACGTGGTCATCACCGGCCTGGAGGAAATCCAGAACTCCGGCAAGGAAGCGGTGCACAATCTCCTCAAGTCACGCATCCGCAACCTCGAGAAGTCGCTGACCAACACCCTCGCCACCGCGCTCTATGCGGATGGCACGGGCACCAGCTCGAAGGAAATGGGCGGTCTCCAGTTGCTCGTTGCGGACGTCGCGACGAACACGGTCGGCGGCGTCTCCGGCAACACCTATAGCTGGTGGCAGAACTACGTCTACGACTTCTCGAACCTGTCGGTCACGGCGTCGGCGACGACCATCCAGCATGCCATGAACCTCACCTGGATCAACACGATCCGCGGTTCTGACAAGCCGGACATGATCACGGCGGACTCGACCTACTACATCTACTATTGGGAGTCGCTGACCCCCAATCAGCGCTTCACGGATGACAAGGGCGCGGGCGCCGGCTTCACCAATCTGGTGTTCCAGGGCAACGTCCCGGTCATCTATGACGACCAGTGCCCGACCACGCACATGTACTTCCTGAACACGGATTACCTGTTCGTTCGTCCGGCGAAGGGCCGTCAGTTCAAGCCGCTGGGCGAGAAGTCGTCCGTCAACCAGGATGCCATGGTGATGCCTGTGGTGTGGGCCGGCAATATGACCGTCTCGAACCGCAAGCGCCAGGGCGTGATCGTCGCCTAAGGAGAACCAACCATGGCTTATCGCATCTCTGACGCCAAGATCGGCTTTCAGCGCATCGCTGACACGTCGACCACCCAGAACCATCCGCTCGGCACGGTCGTTCGCGCGACCGACACGACCTATGGTGAGGGTGAGTTCATCTACCTCCTGGGCGTGGCGAACACCGCGATTGGTTCTCCGGTCGTCTACAATGACCTGACGTTCCAGACCACGCTTGCCCCGGTCGGCACCAACAAGCCCGAGCCGGTCGCCTTCTCGATGTCGGCCAATGTTGCCAGCCAGTACGGCTGGTACCAGATTTCCGGCAACGCGCGTGCGGCCAAAACCTCCGGCCTTGCTCTGGCGTCGAACGTGGCCGTCGGCGTCCTGACCGCCGGCAAGATTGCCGCCACTGGCTCCGGTAAGGAAATCCAGGGCGCCATGACGGCGGCGAAGTCGACCGCGTCCACCTTGGTGACGCTGGTGGTTAACCGGCCCCACATGCAGGGCCGCGTCACCTGATGCAGACCGAGCTCGTCGTCCAGAACCCACACGCGACCAATCCGCTTCGTGTTCCGCTCACAGTCGAGTGCAACACGACGGAAGAGCGGGTTATGGCGAATGTCCTCAAGAATTCGAGGCATATTCGGAGGTGGGTCAAGACGCTCCCACCCCACGACGGGATCGCTGTATTGTGTGGCGGAGGGCCGTCGCTCGGGGATTGCCTGACGGACATCCCCGAGCTCGGCGGGCGTATTTTCGCGTGTAATGGTGCGGCCAAGTATCTGTATGACAGGGGGATCAAGGCTGATTACCAGGTCATCATGGACGCGAAGCCGGAAACAGCATCGCTGGTCGGTCCTGCAAAGGACTATCTGTTTGCGTCGCAGGTAGACCCGAAATGCTTCCGCAAGAAGCCGAGTGCCACGCTTTGGCATGCGAGCTACGGCAACGTGATGGTCGACGAGCAGGACGGATTTCCTGTTCACGGCGACGATTACGCCATCATCGGGGCGTCGATTTCGGTCGGCACAACCGCGATGGTGCTGCTGTACACGCTCGGCTACCGGACCATTCACGTCTTCGGTATGGACTCGTCGCATCGTGACGGCTCTGGTCACGCTTACCGCCAGGCCATGAACGATGAAGATCCGTGCACCATCGTCGAGTGGAAGGGCAAGCAATACACCTGCTCGGTCACGATGGCCCTGCAAGCGCGGTACTTCATGCAGAGGGCGTCCCAGCTCAAGGCGGAGGGCGTCGAGATCGTCGTGCATGGCTCGGGGCTTCTGCCCGACATGTACAACAATCCTCTGGACGAAGCCGAAAAGTACCGTCTGCTGTGGGATATTGACGAGTACCGCGAGTTCTCTCCTGGAGAGCAGGCGGCCAAGACGTTCCTTGGGCTGTGCGATCTGACCAACCGCAGCGTCATTGACTTCGGTTGCGGGACGGGTCGGGGCGGGCTGGAGCTGTCGAAAGCCGGCGCAAACGTTGTCCTGGTCGATTTCGCCGGGAATTGTCGGGACGACGCCTGCAAGCACCTTCCGTTTGAGGTGCATGACTTGACGAACCCGCTCAAGCGGATGGCTGAGTATGGGTATTGCACCGACGTTCTCGAGCATATCCCGACAGAGGATGTGTCGTTGGTAGTCAACAACATCATGCGGTCGGCGCCGACAGTGTTTTTCCAGATCGGGACGCTTCCCGATGGCATGGGAAAGCTGATCGGTCAGCAGCTCCACATGACGGTCAAGCCGCATGAATGGTGGCTGAGCCTGTTCGAACGACTTGGGTATTCGGTGGGATGGAACGAAAAACAGGAGCACTGCTCCGCGTTCCTGGTCAAAAGGGAGATTTGATGTTGGACGATATTGTCATTCCCGAAGTTCAGGCGCTTCAGCAGATGGCGCACTTCTACCGGGAAGGAAATGCGGACTTCGTGCGGATCGGCTTCGTGGGCGAGAAGGACACCGTCATCCGCAAGGTCACTCCGGAGCACATGGAGAAGTTTCGGAAGGAATGGAACGCCTATTGCGACGGCGTGCCACTTTCGAAGCGCATGGGAACGCCGCTGACGGACGTGCCGAACCTCAATCAAGAGGTAGCGGAGTCCTACGTTCATCGCAACGTGCACAACGCAGAAGAACTGGCGGCTTTATCGGACGGCACCTGCCAGAACCTCGGTCACGGCACGCTGACATATCGGAATGAGGCGCGGAAGCTGCTGGAACGGCGCCGTCTCGAGGCGAGCGAGGCCGCCGCTAAGAAAATCAGCAAGTTCATTGCTGAGCCGGCGCCGAGCGAGCCTGACCCACGCTACGCCTCGAAAGAGGACGTGGAGCAGGTCAAGAGCGGTCTGGACGAGATGAAGCAGATGATGGCTCAGCTCTTGGAGGCGACTGCCAAGCGCGGTCCCGGCCGTCCTCCGAAGCCGAAGGATGACGCGGAATGACGCTGCTGTCAGTGGTTCAGGACGCCTCTGCGGAACTAAACCTCAACGTCCCGTCGTCTGTTATCGGGTCGACTGATACGCTCGTCATTCAGCTTCTGGCCTTGGTCAAGCGCGACGTAACCGATCTTCTCTATCGGTTCGATTGGCAGGCGCTGACCGTCGAAACGTCGTTCACGAGCGTGGCCACACAGGTCCAGACGACCATCCCGACCGATTTCCTGCGGATGATCAACGAGACCATGAACAACCGCACTCAACATTGGCGGGTTCTTGGTCCTTTGGGCCCTCCGGAATGGCAGCGCCGGCTATCCCTCGGGGCTCAGGTCGGTGTTGTGAACTCGTTCCGGATCTACGGCAATTCGATCTATTTCTTTCCGGTGCCGCCCGCTGGCGACTCGATCTATTACGAGTACATCAGCAATCTGGCGGTTGAGGCCGAAGACACCACACTGAAGGTCACCCCGACCCTGGATTCCGACACGTTCAGGATTGACGAGAACATCATCACGATGGGCCTGAAGTGGCGGTTCCTGAAGGCGAAGGGCCTCGACTACAGCGAAGAATTCCGCTCCTACGAATCCGCCTTGGAAAGCGTGTTCGGGGCGGATGGAGCGCGCGGGCCGGTCGACATGACCGGGACCACGATTGACTGGACCATCCCGGCCCTGCCGGACGGATCGTGGAATATCGGCTGATGAAGTCACTTCAGGAACGGTTCGATGAAAAATGGATTCCAGAGCCAAACTCTGGATGCTGGCTGTGGGTCGGCGCAGCCAGTAAGAATGGGGGAAATCCAAACGACCTTCGTCCATTCATTTTGAATGGCAGAAACGAGATCGCTTACAGAACCTCATACAAGCTTCATTGCGGAGAAATACCCGATGGAGCTTGCGTCTGCCATCGCTGCGATAACGGGATGTGTGTCAACCCCGATCATCTTTTTATAGGCACTACGAGGGATAATGTTCATGATGCGATCAGAAAAGGGAGACGGCGGTACCTTGTTGGCGAAAGGCATCACCAAGCAAAGTTGAGTGACAATGATGCTGCAGAAGTCATTGAACTGAGAAGGCAAGGTCTCCTTTTGCGGGAGATCGCCGCTAAGTATGGAGTAAGCCGAGAGTGTGTTGGCAACATTGTATCAGGCAGAAGAAGGGCTGTGTCCTGATGCGCGCTCCGACGAGCCTTGGACGTGGCCCGGCCAGGATGCCGATGCGCCAGCGGTCCAACATGGGATCGCGGACGTCGCAAGGCTCCTCCATGCCGGCGCCGGTCGGGGGCTGGGATGCGGTCTCGGCCTTGTCGAAGATGCCGCCTGACCGGGCGATCGTGCTCGACAACTGGTTTCCGCAGCCGGCCTATGTCGAGGTGCGGAAGGGCTACCAGGCCCACGCTACCGAAATGGGGACGAGCCCGGTTGAAACCCTGATGGCCTATAACGGCCTCACCGACGCGAGCTCCAAGCTGTTCGCGGTCACTAACGGCTCGATCTACGACGTCACGACCTCTGGCATGGTGGGCGCTGCTGACGTGTCTGGCCTGTCCTCGAACCGCTGGCAATACGTCAACTTTACCAATGCGAGCGGAACGCACTATCTGTGGGCCTGCTCAGGCTCCGACAACCCCCGGCACTACAATGGATCGACGTGGGCTACGCCGTCCATCACGGGCGTTTCCGCGTCGGATTTCATCAACGTCACGGTGCACAAAGGCCGACTGTGGTTCTGCATCGCCGGCACGATGAACGCGGCCTATCTCGCGTCGGACGCAGTATCGGGCGCCGCGACGAAATTCCCGCTCGGCACCATCATGGGCAAGGGCGGCTTTCTGGTCTCGATCGCGACCTGGACGCATGACGCAGGCAACGGGCCGGACGACTATATCGTTTTCATGTCGTCCCGCGGACAAGCCGCCGTCTATAGCGGTACGGATCCTGGCTCTAATTTTGCTCTGGTCGGTGTTTACGACATGGGCAGCCCGCTTGGCTATCGCTGCCTTACGAAGGTCGCGGGCGATCTCGCGTTTGTCGGGATTGATGGTGTCCTGCCGTTCTCCTTGGCGCGCGCTCAGGACCGTGGCGCCGCGGCGACCGTGGCGATTACGGCGACGATCAACAACGCGATGAACGCCGCGGCGCGAAGCTATGGCACGAATTTCGGATGGGAGCTAGTCGCATATCCCAAGGGGACACGGGCCATCCTGAACGTTCCCATCCAGGAAAACCAGCTTCAGCACCAATATGTGATGAACACCCTGACCGGGGCGTGGTGCCGGTTCACCGGCATGAACGCCAATTGTTGGGTGGTTTTCCGCGATGATCTGTACTTCGGAGGCAACTCCGGGGCGGTCTACCAGGCCGACATCACGGCCATGGATGGAAGTTCTCCGATTGAGGCGATCGGGCAGGGCGCCTATAGCTACTACGGCAACCGAGGGAATTCGAAAGAGTTCCGGATGATCCAGCCGTCAATCACGACGGATTCCAACACCAACCCGGCGATCGGGCTGTCGACGGACTTCAAGGACAATGCTGTTCTCGGAACGCCGTCGTCCGCAACGACATCATCGGCGGTCTATGACTCCGCAGTCTATGACACGGCGGTTTACCCGATCGAATCCCGCAACATCTCGAACTGGACTGGCATCAGCGGTGTAGGGCAAGCCGCCTCGATCCACTTCCGGGTCAAGACCGGCTACGAAAGCAGCGTCTCGCTGTGGGGTGAAGCGCTGTGGGACGATGAATGGTCACTGTCGACGTCGGGCGAAACGGTGATGCGCCTGAACGGCTTCAATGTGATCTTCGAGGTGGGTGAATTCCTTTGAGGCTGATCCTTGGCTGCGACGAGATGGTTGCGTCGTGGGTCGGCGAAAAGCTCGGGACGGTCATCCAGCCGCCCTACACCGCGATCGGGTTGACGAAAGACGGGCTCGACCTGTGTGCGGGTGCGGTATTCAACGATTTCACCGGCTCCAACGTCGAAATGACGGTTGCTTCGACGGGTGTGAGCAAGGGATTTGTTCGGGCCATCGCAGCCTATGTGTTCCGTCAGCTCGGGGTCAACCGGCTGTCGATCAAGACCAAGAGATCAAATAAGGCCGTGCAGCGCCTGGCGCCGCGGCTTGGATTCAAATTCGAAGGCATAAGCGCGCGCTACTTCGGCCCGAGTAAGGCCGATGACGCCATCCGCTACGTGCTGTTTCCTGAGGATGCGAGGAAATGGTTAGATGAACACTCCTAGTCCGCCTCCGGCTCCGGATCCTGTCAAAACCGCGCAGGCTCAGACGGATTCGAATAAGGCCACTGCGATCACGCAATATGGCCTCAACGCGACCAATCAAGTCACGCCCTACGGCAGCCTGACCTATTCGCAGAACGGCACCTGGAGCGACGGCACGCCGCGGTTCACCGCAACTCAGTCGCTTTCGCCTGAGCAGCAGAAGCTTTTCGACCTCTACACGCAGAACCAGACCAACCTTGGGCAGATCGGCCTCCAGCAGACGCAGAAGGTCGGCGGCATCCTCAACACGCCGTTCGATCTGAACAGCGCGGTTGGGACGCAACAGGCTGACATTCAGCGCAAATTGCTCGATCCGGTTTGGGACCAGCGGCAGAAGGCGTTTGATGCGCAGATGCGAGACCAGGGCATCGTTCCTGGGTCGGAAGCCTACACCAACGCAGCTCGAGATTTCGGGATGCAGCGGGATAACGCCTACAACTCGGCTTTGCTGGCGACGCGTGGTCAGGCGACACAAGAGGCGCTTGCGCAGCGCAACCAGCCATTGAACGAGGTGTCGGCGCTGATGAGCGGGTCTCAGGTCTCTCAGCCGAATTTCGTCGGCACGCCTCAGACCAATGTTGCCCCGACCGACGTTCTCGGGGCCTACAACATGAACTACCAAGGGCAGTTGAACAACTACAACGCTCAGCTTCAGAACCAGAACGCGCTTTACGGCGCGCTAGGCTCGATTGGTGGCGCGGCAACGTCAATGGCCCTTGGCGGCTGGGGCGGCTTCGGAAAGAAGTAGGCAATGGCTCAGGACATCTTCGCCAGCACGCCTAGCACGGACCTCCGCAAGCGCTGGGCTTTGATGCAGCTTCAGCAGGGCACGGATTCCTCGCCCGTGCGTCATCCTCTCCAGGCGGTTGCCAGGGCTCTCCAGGGCGCTGCCGGCGGCTACCTGATGAAACAGGCTGAGGATGAGGACAGGGCGGCGGGTGATGCCTGGATCAATTCGCTTCCGGGTCTCGGTAATCCGATGGCGGCTCAACCGTCCCAGCCAATGTCTCAGCCGGCCCAAGGCCAGTACAACAAGGCGATCGCCAATATCGAGAGCGGCGGCCGATACGATCTCCTAGGGCCCGTGACCAAGACCGGAGACCGCGCCTACGGCAAATATCAGGTCATGGGCGCCAACATCGGTCCGTGGACCAAGGAAGTGTTGGGTCAGGAGATGACTCCTGAGCAGTTCGCGGCCAGCCCTCAGGCTCAGGATGCGGTGTTCAACGCCAAATTCGGTCAGTACGCGCAGAAATACGGTCCTGAAGGCGCGGCGCGGGCGTGGTTCGCGGGCGAGGGCGGTATGAACGACCTCAACCGAAAGGACCAACTCGGGACGACGGTCGGTCAGTACGCGCAGAAGTTCACTGCCGGGCTAGGCCAGCAGCCATTCCAGGTGGCGCAGGCGGGTAGTGGGGCTGTCCCCATGCTGGCTCAGCCCGCGCCGACCCAGCCGGCCGCAATGCCGCCAGGCGGCCGCTCGACGGTGCAAATCCCGCCCGATGTCGCGGCCTCCATTCGCGCGCTCGGCTCCAACCCCGCTACCCGTCCGCAGGCCCTCCAGCTCTACATGCAGTATGCAAAGCCGGTTGAGCAGTACGTGCAGAGCGTCGACGCCAATGGCGTTCCATTCCAGAGGAACACCCTCACGGGCGAGATCAAGCCCGACCCCCGCAAGGTCGACAGGTTCGAGCAGGGGGTTGATGAGAACGGGGTGCCGTATCAGAAGAACCTCACCACGGGGAAGATCGAGGCCGATCCGCGCAAGGATGCAGCAGTCCAGCAAGTCGAATTTGCACAAAAGAACTGGAAACAGCTTGGCTTCCCTGATCCGAGTTCGACGAGCAAGGACGACCAGAAGTTCTGGCAGGACTTCAACGCGAAACGCCTCGGCGGGCCGTCAACCAACGTCACGGTCGACCAGCGCGGCGAAAACGAGTTCTCGAAGGAAGCGGGCAAGCTCAGTGCCAAGCGCTACAGCGATATGGTCGACGACGTCCCCGCGGCGAAACAGATGCTGTCGGACGTGCAGACCCTCACCACGTTGGGCCGGCAGATCGGAACGGGCAAGGAGGCCGAGATAAAGGCCAAGCTCGGTCCCTATGCTCAGGCGCTCGGGATTGACGTCGAGAAGCTGCCGGAGATCCAGGCATTCGAAGCCGTGGTCAACCGGGTGGCGCCGAGCCTCCGCGTCAAGGGATCCGGGTCGCAGTCTGATTACGAGCTGAAGAACTTCCTGAAGTCGCTTCCTGCGCTCGGCACCACTCCGGACGGCAACGAGATCGCCAGCCGGGTCATGCAGGGCCTGTACGAGAACAAGCTGAAGGCGGGCGAGATCGCATCGTCTGTGCTCAACGGCGACATTACCCGGAAGGAGGCGGACAAGATGATCCGAGAGCTTCCGGACCCCATGCAGTCCTATCGGGATTACGTGAAGCAAAACCCTGGATCGAAGGTGCGGCCAAATGACGAAGGCGGCTGGACCGTGATCGACGGCGTGAAGATCAAGGCGAACTGATGCCATCCTATACGCTCGAGGCAGACGGAAAGTCGTTCACGGTCGAGGCACCGGACCCGCAAACGGCTGTCGCTGCGTTCAGGAAGTTCACGGCTGCGCAGCCTGCTCCGTCCTCGACGCCTGCCGTGAACAATCCGATGGGCGATTCCGCGCCGATCGAAGGCGGTCCGGCCGAAACGATGAGCTACGGCGACCAGATGCGCAAGGTAGGCGGCGCACTGGACAGCGCGGCCCGCATGGTTGCCAATGGTGCGACGTTCGGCTTGGCAGACAAGTTCGCCGGTGGGATGAACTATCTGACCGGAAACGCGCCTTCCTATACCGAGGGCGTCAAGTCTGAGCGGGAGAAGACCCAAGCCATCCGCGACTATGCACCGAAAGCAGCAATGCTGGGCGAGGCCGTTGGTGGCCTCGGCACCGGTGCGGGGCTGGTTAAGAGCGGGATTACGCTGGCAGGCCGAACGGGGGCTGGACTTCTGCCTCGTGTCCTGGGCTACGGCGCGGAGGGCGGACTTTACGGCGCGGCTCAGGGGGCGGGTAACACGTTCTCGGATGACGTCTCCGACTACCTCAAAAATGCCGGGACTGGGGCTGCGGCCGGTGCGGCAATCGGAGCTGGCTTGCCGGCCCTCGGGAGCGCCGCTGGTGCGGCGTATCGGGCCGGGGCTGCATTCCTAGGTCCTCGCGTCGAGGGCGTCGGGCGGGGCGCCTCTGCGCTCCTCAGGGGCGCTGCGCAGGCTGATGAGCAGGGCATCCGCAACCTGCCGAACCTTGGGCCTGATGCGATGCTTCCGGATGCCGGCCCCGCCATGCTCGGGCTTGCTCAGGGCGGTGGCACGGGAACGGGGCCCGGATCTAGCGCGCTGGTCAACAATCTGAAAACCCGCGACCAAGCAACGGCACAACGGCTCTTGCAGTCGCTGGACACCAACCTCGGGCCGGCACCGATCCCGTCACGCGTTGAAGCGAACCTGAATGGCTCTCGTGCGCTTGTCGGGCAGGCTTATGAACCTGTCCTGGCAAATGCTCGGCCTGCGGACATGCGGCCTCTTGCCCAACAGCTTGATGCGGTCGCAAACGTCGAACGTGGCCCGGCACAGCGAGCGGCCCGCCAGGTGCGGGATATGCTCGGCAACGCCGTTCATCAGACGGATCCGGCGGCGTTGTTGAACACGCGGCAGGCCATCGACGGCATGATGGCAGCGGAGACTGATCCGAACACTCTCCGGGTGCTGGGGCAGACCAGGGCGGCAGTTGATGAAGCCCTTGCTCAAGCTGTTCCTGGCATCAAGGAAGTCGATGCGCAGGTCGCCGAACTATCCAGGCAATGGAAGGCATTTCAGCGCGGATCTCAAATCCTGGATACTGGCAAAGAGGCTGTTCGTCCGGTTGAGCTCGCGGACGAAAGAGTTCAAGGCGCGCAACCGCAGGGTTTGCAGGTCGGACCATCCGCGGCGCCGGTCAGGCTGCGGCAGGGCGCGAGGGCCGAAATCGACCGCCGGGTGGGAACCAACGTCAACGACCTTGTCCAGCTCGAACGGACCTTTGCCACTCCGCAGGACTGGAATTACCAGAAGCTCGGGCAGGTGTTCGGCGAAGGTCCGCGCGATCGCGTGGCGTCAGACATCATCGCCAACCGGACGTTTCGGGACACCTATCAGAAGGTGGCGCAGGGCTCGCAAACCGCTCAGCGCACGGAAGCCGCCAAATCCATGGAAGGTGCGGCTGGCGGTAATATCCCAACCGACATCACGGCAACGAGCCTCGGTCTGAAGGCTGCAAATGCGGTTGCGAAATTCCTGTCTGGCCAGAGCAATGCCACGACGCGGGATGAAGTCGCGCGGGTCCTCGCCAGTCAGGGTCCGGATGCACAACGGATTGCAAGGCTTCTCTTGAACTCGGCTCAGGCCACGAACGCTAACGCTCGATCTGTCTCGGCGCTGCTGTCCTCTCCTGAATGGATCGCTGCCGCGAACGCCGCCAATCAACGATAGCGGCATATCCGATCATGACGGCCATCCATAGGCCCCACGCCAAGTACTGATTTTCGAAAAGCCCGCTCCAAAGCCGCCACAAGCTTGCGACGACGAGTCCGAGCGCGATGACGGCTGCGAAAGCAATGACCTGCATTCGGCCAATCTAGGCCAACTCTTGAGGAAAATCCATGTCACGCAATGGGTCGGGGGTCTACGCGGTTCCCAACACGTTCGTTGCCGGTACGACGATTACGGCTGCAACCCACAATCAGAACTTTTCGGACATCGGTGCGGAAATCACCAATTCCGTCGCGGCGGACGGTCAGACCACGATTACGGGCGCTCTCAAAGGGGCGTTGGGCTCGCTTGGCTCACCATCCTACACGTTCGCTGCGGATACCGATACCGGACGATACCGCAAGGCCGCAAACACCATGGCGGATGTGGTCGGGGGCACCGAGGTCGTCGAGATTGCGTCAACGGGCGTTGCGGTCACGGGTGACGTCTCAGCGTCTGGGGTGGTGAAGCAGGCCGGCTTTGCGATCCAGCCGGTCGGTGCTGTGATCGGGTTTGCAGGCTCATCCGCTCCGAGCGGTTGGCTGCTCTGCTATGGCCAAGCCGTTTCACGTACGACCTATGCGGCCTTATTCGCCGTCATCGGGACAACCTACGGCCCAGGCGACGGGTCAACGACGTTCAATATTCCAGATCTTCGTGGTCGCACCGTCGCCGGTATCGACAACATGGGCGGAGTGTCTGCTGATCGCCTCGCGCCAGGCGGTGCGCTGGCTGCTGTTCGCCACTCGCTCGGTGGCGCCGGAGGTGAGTGCGCTCACACGCTGACACTGGCTGAACTACCGTCAGGCATCACCTCAAGCGGGGTGAACGCAATTTCTGTTGCGCCCGTTGGCGGCTCAACAGGCATTCCGGTGACGACGGCGGCCGCCAACATCTCGACCTCATTGGCAGGAACCGGCAGTTCTGTAGCGCCTGCATCGTCATCAGCAAGCTGGGGCGGCGTCAACGGACTCTCTGGCAACAATACCATCAGCGTCACCTCGAACAACACGAGCGGTGACCGACACAACAACATCCAGCCCACCCTTCTCCTCAATCAGATCATCTTCGCCGGAGTCTAACGGATGTCGCGCGATAGTAACGGCACTTATACCCGGCCGACCAATAGCTTTTCAAATCCTGTTACAGGAACGCCGATTTCGGCCTCTGGTGCAGACGCGCTTTTCGACGACATCGAATCGGAGATGACGGACAGCCTTTCCCGCTCGGGGAAAGGCGGCATGTCGGCCGATCTCGACATGTCGAACAACGACATCAACAATACCAAGACGGTTGTGTTCAAGGGGTCGACCTCGGGAACGACGACGGTCCAGGCGACTGCGATCGCTGGCACCACGACCCTCACGCTTCCCGCGGCGACGGATACGCTGGTCGGTAAGGCCACCACGGACACGCTGACGAACAAGACTCTGACGGCGCCGGTGATGACCGCGCCGGTGCTCGGGACGCCGGCCTCAGGAACGCTCACCAATTGCACGGGCCTCCCGCTGTCGACTGGTGTCACGGGCAATCTCGCTGTTTCAAACCTCAACAGCGGTACCAGCGCGTCATCCTCGACATTCTGGCGTGGTGACGGGACTTGGGCGGCGCCATCGAGCAGCACGTCTGTTGATGTGTGCCAGGGCCGCATCACGCTCACGTCTGGAACGCCAGTTACGACGTCGGATGTCACGGCAGCCACGACCATCTATTTCACCCCGTACAACGGCAACAAGATCTCGCTATATGACGGCGTGTCAGCATGGACCACGCTGACGTTCTCGGAGACCTCGCTATCCCTGTCCGGGTTCACGGCGAACAAGAACTACGACATTTTCGCGTATAACAACTCTGGAACGATGGCGCTCGAGGCGCTCGTGTGGACCAACGACACCACCCGTGCGACGGCCATCACCACTCAGGACGGGATCGACGTGAAGACCGGCGCCACGACGCGGCGCCTGATTGGCACCATCCGCATCACCGGCACGACAGGCCAGACCGAGGACAGCAAGGCCAAGCGCTTCGTATCGAACCGCTACAACGACGTCATCAGGCCGATGCAGGTAAACGATGCAACAGCAACCTGGACCTATGGCACCGCGACGTTCCGGCAGGCCAATGGCAGCACTGCAAACCAGCTTGATTATGTCTGCTGTGTTGCGCGGTTGGTCAGAGCCGTTGTCGCAGCGACAGCCTATCACTCGGTGAACTCCAGCCCAAGCCTTGCGGTTGTCGGAATCGGCGTCGACTCCGTCCCGGCCGCTTCCAACGACATTGCGCACTATTGCGCAGCGCTCAACAGCGGGCAAGGCGTTGGTGCAGTCGCATATTACGACGGCACTCCAGGCGTTGGCAGACACTATCTGACGTGGATCGAATACGCGACGCAGGGCGCCGGTTCAACGGTCGGGTGGCAGGGGACCAACCTGCCATACGCCCAATCTGGTATCGTCGGAACGGTGAGCAACTGACATGCTGACAGCTCTCCTGTCCAGTGCCCCCGCGCCACCGACCAACGATCCCTATAGCCTTGTCCCGCTCTATCCAAAGGTCACGGGCGGCGCGACAAACCAGACGTTTCCGGATTACGACAATCCTTCCGGTAAGACGGCGGTGGACGTTTCGACGCTGACCAACCCAATCGTCGGGGTGTTCGTCGGTCAGTCGTTGAACACCAACTGCGTCAACGCGACCTATACGCCGACAGGCGGCACAGCCTACAACTTCTCGATCACGAATGGCGGCCTGTATGTAGCCAAAGACCCATTGATGGGCTGCACGGGCTACCATCCGAATCTGCCGAGTAATCCGTGGCCGACTGGAGCATGGGAAACGCGCTGGCCTGACAAGGTGGTGGCGCGCGGCATCAGCCGGCCATGCGTGATTGTCCCGATCGGCGTTGGAGGCTCGAATGCGCGAGACTGGATCAGTGGGGGCGGCAACTATGACCGTTTCGCGGTCACGAAGCGCCGGCTGGACAAAGCCGGGCTGACAGCGTCGTTCATCTACTGGCAGCAGGGCGAAAGCAACTTCGGCGATACGCAGGTTGCATATGCCTCGGCATTGAGCGGGGCGATCAGCGGCATCCGAGCGCAGTGGGCGTCAACGCCAATCCTGATCGCGGTCTCGACCTATATTAACGGTTCTGCTGACGCGAACGTAGCCGCGGCACAGGCAGCGGCCGTCAACAATCCTTCGGGGATCTATGCCGGTGCCAATGGAGACAGCCTGACGGGTGCAAACCGGCAGTCGGATAGCACGCATTGGTCGGCGACAGGAGCGGACGCTTACGCTGGATTGGCCGATACTGCGCTTCACAACGCAGGGATCTACTGATTGACGTAGGACTTCCATCGCGGCCGGTTGACACCCCGGATCACGCCAGATCCTGGATGAATCACAGGTTCTGCATCGGGCGATGGGTCCCATGCCTGAACGAATATCTTTTCGTCGGGGTCAAATCCGGCGGCTTTGCAGGCTTCACGTGCGCTGCGTTCAACATCGTTCATACGCGATCTCTCTTTCGAACCAAACTCACGAACAGGGCGCCCAGCGCAAGAGCAACAAGCGCGAGGAACGGCCATGAGACGTCAACCGGACCGTGTAACACCGCGTCGCCAGCTTTGACCGCCCATTGTTGAGCCTGTTCGTCGGGTGTCATTGATCCACCTCTGAAGTGGCAAGTGATACCACCACAACCAAAGACTGAGCAAGCCGCCTTCGGGCGGTTTTTTTAATGGGGAATGCATGCAAATCTCAAATCAGGGACTTATCGAGATCGCCTCGCATGAGGGGGTTTGCCTCGACCCGTACCTCGATTCCGTGGGGGTTTGGACGATCGGCATAGGGCAGACGAAGTTCGACGGGTTCGACCCGCGTTCTGCTGGTCACATGACGATCGAGCAGGCGTTTGATCTATTCCATAGGAAAATCAAGGATTACACTAGGCAAGTTGACGAGCTCGGGCTCAGACTGGAGCAGCATCAGTACGATGCGCTCACCTCGTTCTGCTACAACGTCGGCCCTGGGAACCTTGCCAAACTGTGCCATGGCCGGTCCATTGAGCAGATCGGCGACGCGTTGATGCTCTACACCAAGCCGCCAGAGATTACTGAACGGCGGCGGAAAGAGCAGACGCTTTTCAAGACAGGACGATATTCCAACACGAACGGCAAAGTTCTGATTTTCCCGGTCGTCGACAATAAGCCGGCATATCGCAAGGGCTATTATGTTGACGTCCGTCCGTTCCTTTCCGGAGCCGTGCCTGAACCTCCTACCACTCCCGCCAAGCCAGCCCAGCCCTCGATAACCAATCCTGCCAAGGGCTCGATCGGTGCGTTCATCGCGTCCATTTTCACCGCTCTATTCAGGAAGAAATGACATGTGGGATGAGATCAAGGCGTGCTTCAAGCATTCAGTCACGATCGCTTGGGCGCGCATTCAATACATCGCGGGCGTGCTCGGGGCGGGACTCATCGCGGGTTTCTCAGGTTACGACTTCACCCAGCTCGCAAGCATGGACGGGAAGGCCGCATTCAAGATGCTGGCTGCCGTTGCCGTGGCTGGCATCATCACCGAAGTGTGCAGAAGGCGGTCTCTGCCATGATCGACTTTGCCTTTTGGATGGCCTTCCTGGTGGCAGTCGTAGCCTCCGTCGTCGTGTGGATTTCGAACCTCAAGGTCGCGTCATCCTCGACCGAGGCTCAGTCCGGCGAAGTCCTGCTTCGGTGGGTGTGGGGCGTCGTGATCGGCCTGGCGCTGCTCAAGCTCATGATGATGAGGTGAGCCGATGTGGCTTTCAATTCTCGGCTTCCTCGGCGGTCCTGTCATCAAAGGGCTGATTGACGCCTACAAGGCCAAAGTCGCGGCCGGCGTCACCGACAACAAGACGGCGGCGGATCTGGCCGCTGGCGAGATCGCGGCACAGACAGCCGAGATGCAGGCGCAAGCACAAATCCGCATCGCGGAGATCGGCCACTGGTCAGAACCGGACAAGCTAATCGGCTATTGCGTATCGATCTACTTCGCCAAGCTCTTGGTGTGGGACAAGGTTCTCGGCCTTGGGACTACCGATCCACTTGCTGGATTTGCATCGACCACGGCGAACTTGGTCATTTCCTTCTATTTCGCCAAACGCGGCTTCGAAAACGTAGCGAGGATCATTCGGAGATAGCTAAGCGGCCCGATCTGTCGCTGGAACGGCAGACCGGACCTGACCACGTCCAACCTCGGCGGAGGCTGTCCATGGCTACCAATCATTCAACTGCAACTTTGGGGCGAATGTACATTCGGCATCATCACACGTTGCAAAACTTTTTCGAGGCGTTGTGATGCAGCCACAGGAATCCGGATTTGACCTTTGGCATGCATTGTCCGGCGGAATAGGTGCTCTTGTAGGAGCTGGGTCAACACTGCTGACGTGGATCGTCAAAGCGGCTCGGATGGAGCCAAGCATCAGGGCGGAAATTGTGGCATCAGAACAACGCGTTGAGCAAAAGGTCTCAGACAAGCTAGAGGAGGAGATCGGCCATTTCCGAGACACGCTGGCCGGCCTTCGCGAGAAGATCAACGAAGTGGAAAAGCAGGGTCTCCCCCGCAACGAGTTCAACGACTACCGGAGAGAGAGCCTGGCGGCCTTCGAGCGCTTCCAGGATCGGTATTTCAAGGAGTTCGACGACCTTAAGCGGAATATCGCTGAGATCGTCGGGCGCAAGCATTAGGGATCTGCAATGCGACTTCCGATTGGCCTATACCTGATCTGGCTCGGCTGCTGCGCTGTCGAGTATGTTGGGGATACCTATGGCGGTGCGGTGCTCGGCTGGACGTTCCTCGCGATCTTCGGGACGTTGTGGCTGTTCAGTCCGAAGTACACGGGCGAGGGTCCGTGCTCGGTGGTGACCTGAGCGCATGAAGGGTAGCGATGACGCTGCGGCAATGCCCGCACATCAGGTCAATAGCATCGTGGTCATTCCACTGGTCGTGCGTCATCTCATCCACGGCTAGGGGCCGTATAGTCCGGCAATTGCTGCACCAGATGCCGGTATATTTCGAGAGGTCGATCATCGGCACTGAGCTGAGCGCTCTTTTTCCAGATCGCTGATTTCAGCGGCAATTCGCTTTACATCCTCTAGGCTAATCACTGCAACCATCACACCGTCGCTGTGCTGCTCGGATGCCGACGGCACCGCGATCTCGGATGTCGATTGGGAGGCGAAGGGCGATCACTACCGGGTGCGGATCAACGGCGAGTGGATCGACGTTCCGGATGAGGCCGTGGTGATCGAGCCGAACCGGGTCGGGCGGACGATGGTCTGGCCCTACTTCATCAACGGGCGTCCGATCATCAGGTGCTTCATGCCGGGGTCGATGATCTAGCTCATTTGGGCAGAGCGCCAATCTACTCGAATGCGTCAGGCTTGAACACCGCCACGAATATCCCGCAGACGGCGAAGGGGATCAGTAGGGTGTGAGGCGAAAAAGCAGCCACGCCTGAAATGATGGTGGCTAGGCATATCGTTGCCACGATGACCCGGCCAGCGGTTGGAGAGCCATCGTAAGTGCGGGTTGATGGTCTAGGTCTATTACGGAATCCCATCGTCATTGTCGTCTATCCTTCGCGCGAAACGCCAACAAGCAGAGATCCAAACGGTTTGCACTTCGACCTGATGCCACATTTTGAAGCCTTCGTAGCAACGGCGTCGTAAGTCTTCCCTATCATCTTGGCGACATCTCCGAATGAATAGCCCGAGTCCAGAAGATACCGCATATGGTCGATGTCAGCCTGCGGCCATACGTTGCGCCGATTGCGGCTCTGAACCAAACGCGTCGTCCACCTGACATTGCCTGGCTCATAGCCCTTGTCGTTGTCGATCCGGTCGAATGTCGAGCCAGGCGGGCGCCGGCCGACGTCGGCAAAGAACCGCGCAAAATCGTATCGCCAGCCCTCCCAGACCACAATGCCGCGACCGCCATAGTCTGGATAAGCCCTGCACTTCGGATTGTGGCAGCGGTACTTGATATCGCACCAGACGACATGCTCTGGTGATCTGGCCATGCCGTGCTTCTTGTTCGAGCTGGGGGCGCCCGAACATTCCAGCGAACAGTACTTGCTAGAGCGACGGGTAAAGATGATCCCGCATTTAGCGCAGTTGGCCATCTAGAAGCTCATCCGTGCGAAACGACCATCCACGCCACTGCGGAGAGCGCTGTGGCTCCGGCCAGAAGGTAAAGGAAGTCTATCGGCTTCATTGTCTGAAGGTTCCTCAGGGCGAGTGTCAGCTAAGGCCAGATCCGAGCGCGCCATTCCCAAGCATCTAAGGGCCACGGCCGATCATCGCCACACTGCCAGACATCAAGCGTAGTCGAATCCGTCCGCGTGACCCTGACTGGCGCGTATCCATCGTGAATGGACCATGTCTTCATTCGAGCCGTATACCAGCCTGGCTCAGTCGGCACCCCTTCGATTAGTGCGGCATCCATTGTTCGTCTCCCCGTCGTTTGTGGCTTAAGACGTGCGTTCAATGGCGGCGACGGTTTTAGCACAAACCACCTCAGATCCTTCGCCGCCACCATCCCCTAATTTGCCGCCGTGCCTCTCGGCGATCGCCCGCAACTCGTCCTGACAGTTCGGGCGGCCGCCTTCAGCTCTGACCTTGATCAGCCCGACCCAATCGGCAACTTCGTTCATTTCGGTCGCGGCGGCAATGGCCGCGGCTTCGTTCGGGAAGCTACCAGCCACGCGGAGCCCGGTGCGCGGCTCGATGATTCGATCTCGGCGCACGACCAGATCGCCGACCTGACGTTCAAGCATCTTTCGAAGCAGCGGTCCCATCGTTATGTTCCCTGCTCATGAACTTCGTTCAGCTTCCAGCTTGGCGATGCGCTCGCTGTACTTTTCAACGCTCTCCTTGGCCCATCGCAGGCCCTCGCGCGCTGAAACAAGCTCGCATTCGATGCAGCGTTCTTCGAACGTCTTTCCATGGCTGCAGCCCTTGGGGGTCTTGCCCATCGTCTATCCTCGGTCATGAACGCGGAAGTGTTACAGCGTCTGGGAAACGTTCCGCCCACCGTTGCTTCACCCAGCTATCGTCGCTGAAAACCATCCAATACCCGCCGTTTTCCGCGGGCACCAAATGCTTCATAAGATGGGCTGAACCCGTCTCGTTGAGCGACATCACGGCGCTTGCCATATTCGGCGCCCAAGCCGCAAAAACGTGTCTATCTTCATGAGCCATTTTGGCTATCCCCATTCGTGAGCGGCGGCATTCTGAATAGCCTCCACCAATAAAGCCCGACCATCTTTTCGTCTGGCTCTCCGTACCAAGTCGCGCCGCAATCACATGTGCGAAGGCATGGCACGAGGATGGCGTACGGTCCGATTGCTGGCCACTTGCCCATTTGTTTTGCTCACTGATGATCGAGAACTACCCGGACGCGGACGATGCGCCAACCGCGCTTCACGGCGTTCTTCCACACCTTGTTCTCGGTGCTACCTGGCTCGCCACGAATGTGTTTCGCGTGCGACCTAATCCAATATGGGTTGATTCCGGTTTCAGGGCTGAAGGTCGCAAAGGCGCGAACCTCTTTTCGAACTTTTGTCACCTTCATCTCCTAAGTATAAACCTATTTATGCGGGAGTTGTTTGCCGCACGACTCGCATTTCCAGATCGAGTGATCAGCGCCAGGCGGCGGGACCTCGCGATCGTTAGCGTCGGCAAATGCGATGTACATCGTGCCTCGGCATTTCGGGCAGGGACGGTGGGCTTTCATCTCACTTGTCTCCCATGATCGTCAGAATGCGATCTCATCCGCCGCGGCCAGCGGCTTGCGCTTACGTTCGGCCACATGCACGGACGCACGGGCGCAGAATTGTTTGAACGTTAGGCCCGGGTAGCAACCTGCGACATCGCAATAGTAGCTGTATTTGGCTTTCGACGCTGAGGTAGCGACGACAGTCTGACTATAGGGACCAAAGCTCACAAGGAACGCTCGGTTCTGATCTCCGATAGCCCTCAGGTGATCGGCGAGCGCCTGGCTGCGATCCCGGTTGATGCCGCCGTTCGACCGCGAGATCAGAAGGCAGGCTCGGCGAATATGCTCCATGTCGTTCTCCTTGATGCCTTGAGAGGGCTAATTCAGTTTGCAGGGCAGCGTCACCC